AGCGGCTGCAGCCGGGAGCCTGCGACAACCAAGTCGCCGATTGGCCCGTCGCCCAGCGCACCCATGAGCGACGTCCCGGTGGCCGCGCCAACGATAAACGCCTCGTTGCTGGCGGTGCGCGCAGCGTTCTCAAGCGCGATAGCAAACTCATCTTCGGGCGTGGAATAGTCCGCTATGACGCGCGCAGCGCCCATGTTGACGTAGGTCTTGGTGGTAAACGTCTTGGACTTCCAGTCGAGCGTCGCCGACACCCGGTTGGGGGAATTCCACAAATACACCTCGCCGCCATCAGCGTAGTAGAAGCTGTCGTCCACAGACCGGTAGTAGGCCGCCGTGAACATCACATCGCTCTGCACGAGGTGGCCGCCGACCTGCTCATTGCGCTCAAAGATGAACGTCTTGACGCCGTCGCTACCGAAGTACCGCCCGCGGTAATACTCGCCGACGAGGCTGGTGGGCGTCACCGCGATCGACCACGTGTTCCAGCTGTGCACGTTCTTTGTGAGGTAGTCCGTGCCGATGGTGGTCGAGTACACAGCCAAGCCGCCGGTGGACGCCCACGTGACGCCGAAGCCCACGTTGACCACGGACTTCTTGGACACACAAGGCAGAATGTAGTCCGTGCGCGCGAGCGACTGCACCCGCGGGTTGTTGCCAGTCAGCACCCACGGCGTCTTGTCTGTGAGCACCAGCAGGGTTGTGCCGAACGCGCCCAGCGCGACAATCTGCGCGTCGACCTGCTGGCGGTACTTGATCGGCCACGCGTGCGGTTTGCCCGGCTCGCAGAAGCACACGGTGTTGCCGAAGAACCCGACGATCATGCTGTTGTGGATGGCCAGCAGGCCCTGCATGGTGGGCTCTGGGGCGTCGTAATCCTCCGACTCCAGCGGGTCGTCGAGAAGGTCGTTGACGTCAAAGTCATCGGTGAACGACAGCCCGATGGCGATGTCAACGTTGCCAGAGGTCGTCCCGGTTACCACCGTGGTAAATGTGAACGCGTCGACGCCGGTTACCGTGATGTTGTACACCCCGGCCAGCACGTCGCCAGTGCTCGGCACGACTGTGACCAGATTGCCCGTGGTGTACCCGTGCGCGGTGCGCGCCACCGTCACCGTGGTGCCCGTGCGCGAGTACGTGGCCGCCAGTGGCGTACCCAGCGAGAGCTCACCCACGCGGAAATACGACGTCTCGTCGACGCCTGCAACGGTGCGGTACACCCGCAGCTTGAGGTCGGTCGTCTGGTAGCCGGCGCCGTGCACCCACAGCGAGGGGAGCCCCGTCAGCACAACCTGCTGGCCTTCTTTCACGAACACCGTGGCGCTGGGCTCACTCGGCACCGACTCTTCTTCCCACACTGAATAGTATGTGTAGACGTAGTTGCGGGGCTGGGTGACGCCTGCGAGGTCGACGCGGCCCGCGGTGTCTGCAATCGTGGTCTCTGTGGCGCCGAACGAGAAATAGCTGAACGTCGTGGGGCTGCGCACCGTGACCTGAATGTTGGTCAGGTTGTACCCAGTGCCGCCGAACAACGTGGTGGTCACCACGTCGCCGGTTGTCAGCCCGTGCGCGGCGGACGTCGTGATGGTGGCGGTGTTACCGGCGTCGCGGGCCCGGTTCGTGGCGGACTTCTGTGTGAACGCCGTGGGGGTGACCACTGGCACCGCAGACGGCAGCGGCATGCCGAGCACGTAGCTCTGCGTGGGGAACTCCGTGCCGGACGTCGCCAGCACGTAGTTGGTCACCTTGGGCGAGCCGGCACCGGTGTAGTAGACCCGCTGGGTGTCGTCGTTCTCGATCTGCGCGGTAGCTACGTCGACGTCAGTGATCCAGTGCAGCCACCGGGGGTCCCCAGTGCTCGGGTCGAACAGCGGGTAGATCGTGCGCACGACGCCGACCTTGTCCAGCGTTGCCACCTGCTCCGGGCGGCGGTACGGCAGCAAGTCCCCCGACGACAGGTCGAGGTTGAACGCAAACTGCGCGACCGTGTCCGGCAAAAGCTCGGAGCTGATCTTCGGGGCTTCCCCGAAGAACTTGACGATCTTGAGCGCAGTGCCGGCCATGCGGACCTTACTTGCAGGTGTACTTGGTCGACTTCGGCGTCGAGCGCACCAGCCCGCCGTCTTTCATGCCCGCGGCTTCGACGGACTTCGCATTGGCGGGGTTCTTGAGGCCCATGGCCCCAGATTTTTCCCGGCGCTTGGGAGTGTTGTCTGGCCGCTGGCTCATGGGCACCGACGTACGGCCCCCCTTGCTGTCGGCTTTGACGTAGTTGCCTTCTTGCAGGATTACTTTGGACATGCTGGCTCCTATGTGGTATGGGGGATTCTACCGGTGTATGCGCTCACTGCGCTACCGATTGACGGGCCGGTAAGTCGTCACTTTAGCAAGCTCTGCAACTGCTTGTCTTTTTCTTTTGACCCGCGCGAGCTACCGAACTCAAAGCTGTAGACATCCCGCATGGCCGCAGCCAGCACACCGGCCACAAACATGATTGCGTTGACGGCCCGCTCTGGTAGGTCCGCATCGCGCGCTACGAGCCACATGCAAAATATCAATCCGCCGACAGCCAGCACCGCCAGCAGGTCCGCGCGAAAATTCCAGCGCCCGGCTTGAACGTACGCGGTGTCCCGCACGCGGGCACTGTCCCGGTCTTTGGCTTCTATCTCCCCCAGCTTGATTTCGTTTTCCTTCAGGAACTTCTGGAAGTCGATCTCGGCCAGCTTCACCTGCGCGATCTGGTCCGGGGTCATCCGCCCAGACTGAAGCACGTCGGTCACTGCCTCGACAGTGTCGGACTCCAGCCCCAGCTTGCTGGCGATGAACGCCGCCGCCGCGCCGCCCAGCGGGCCGCCCAGTGCAGTGCCCAGCAAAGGGGCAATGGTTTTGATCCAGTCGCTCATGACAGCTCTCCCACGCGGTGAAGAAACCAGCCGTAGGTGAACGCCTCTTGCGAGGGTCGGCCTTCGGCGATGGCAATGTACCGGGCGCCCTGCAAGGCGTTCAGCGCGCGAAGCATCACGACGTGGCCATCCTTCCCCCGGTGCCCAAGGAACGCACGCAGCGCCGCGATGGTCATGCGCCCGACCGCGCCGTCGACGACGATGTCGGGGTAAATCTTGGCCTCAAGGTTGAACACGTTGAGAGCCTGCTGGAGAAAGCGCCCGGCGACGGCTTGCCCCATGTTGACGCCGGTGTCCAGCAACTCTTCAGCGATAGGCGCGCTGTGGTCGTTGATGTGCACGAAGCCGGGGGCAAGCCAGTACCGCTCAAGGTAGATCGCCCGGGCCACGGACGGAGGCATGTCCTGCATCTTGCCGTGGTAGCCGTAGGCTCGCGCGACCGCCTCGGTGATGCCGTGGTTGGTAGGGCCTCCCCGGTCAGCCGGGTGGTCGACGTAGCCCGCTTCCCGCCCCAACAGGCTGTCGATGTACTGGTCGACTTTCATGCTTTGTCTGCCTTGTGTTTGAGTTCGGCGTACAGCCCGTCAAGCTGCTTGTCTACTTTGCCCGCCAGCTTTTCAAGCTGGAGCGACAACGACGAGGTCATGTCGTGCACGGCAAACTGCATCTCTTGCCGGGTGACGTAGCCGCCAGCCACCAAAATCTGGAGCTTGCTCACCTCCCCGGCGTGATCGTGAAGACGAGTTCGTGCGTCTTTCAGTTCAGCCCAGATAACGGTGTTCCACCAACCCAAGCCAACGACGACGATGCTCAACAGCACCTCCAGTGCTTTCAACGAATCCATTACAGTGCCTTTGTCAAGTTGATGTGCGGCCCCGCGTTGATGCTCGGGTCGAACGTAAGCCCCCCTCGCTGGCGAGACTGCGGGTGGGGGTAATCGGAATTAGGGACGCCGTTGTGCATTTTTGTCGGGGCTCGTGGTGGCGGCGGCTTTTGGGGCCGCCGCTATATTCAGGGCTGCGGGACGCTACTCAGTCGCTTGCGCCAACAGTGTCAGGCTGGGTCGGCTTGTACTCGACCACGCGCACCAGTTCACCGGCGACATCAAAGCTCTCGCCGACTTCCAGGTCCTTGGAGTCGAACGGGTAGCTTGTGCGGGCGCCGTCGTCAAACGATGGCTCTTCTTGGCTGCCTTGGCTGTAGAACTTGCCGTCGATGCGGTAGTCCACGCGGATGCGAACAGTGGTTGCAGTGATTTTCATGGCGATCTTTCAGGTTGTTTGGCGACCGTTTAGGCCGTCGCCTTCGCCTTGGAAAACACAAACACTGCGGCGGGACCGACGGCCTGTTGAAGAACCTGCGCAGACAAGTCCATCAGAACCTCGTCATCCGAAGCCGCCAGCGCTTCACCGGCTGCTACATCGACCCGCCTGCGAAGCCAGCGCTGGGCCGGGTCCACCGCGTCAAAGCAGCAGCGCACCGACCCGGGCTCAAGCGCCCGCTCGGTGACGATGGCGCCGGCTGGCAGGGGCAGCGTCAGGTCGAGGCTGCTCTGGCCGGCTTCCATAACCTGAGAGAAAACAAGGCCACCCGGAGCGCGCACGGACACTTCAAACCGCCCGGACACGTACAGATTCAGCGTGCGCTGGCTCTCTGGTGTCGTGTCGGCCAGCATGACCTTGATATGCCGCTGCCCCGGCTCCGCTGCGCTCATGTGCGCGACCAGCCAGCCGTGCTCGGTGCGGACGAATGGGTAGCCGCTCATACGCCAAACACGGCAGGGAAGGTGATCGCCTGAACCGCCTCAATGGTCGTCGCTGCTGCGATGTCTTGCGAATACTGGCGCTCCAGCGTGAAGCAGGCTTGAACGTGCGCAACCACCGCTTGAGCGATGCCGGTGATCTGCGGCAGGCCCAGCGTGATCCAGACGCCGCCCTCGGCCTTCCAGTCGATGCTAGTGGCAAGCCCTTGGGTGATGCTGATAAGCGCGGCAGTGACGGTGGCTTGGCTCTCCCTGTCGGTCTTGATGCGAGCGCCGCCAACAACTACGCCGCCGATTTCCCTGCGGTAGCGCCACTCGGCAAGCTCGGCCAACTTGCGGGCCTTCGCGCCTTCAAGCGTATCGGCTGGCAGACTCACTGCGCCAGCACCCTGCTCTACGCCCAGCACGCCAGAGAGAAAGTCCAGAGAGGCGTCGGGCGAGCCATCGGCCACGGCCTCTTTGCGCTCAAACCATGCGGTCGGCGCATAGGCCATGATGAAGGCGTCGAGCGCTGCGCCGCGAGGCGCGGGCACCGGGAGGTCGATGCTGTAATCGGTGCGCCCGCGCAGGATGTTGCCCTGCTCGTCCACCTGCACCGCGAGCATTGCCTCGGTGGTCTTGGTGGTGAAGAAGCGAACCACGATGCTGTGGTCTGCCTGATTGGTCTCGATGATCTTGTATTTCATGCTTGTCCTCCTGTTCGGGTGCCAGTCGCGCCCCACGTTACGTTTCCAAATCCGTTGATGTAGAGGCCGATCGAGCCTGTGGCTCCAGCCGATGCTGCTGCGCCTGCTGGACCACCTTGCCCGCCAGCGCCAAAGGGGCTAGCGCCTCCACTATTTCCGGGGGAGCCAGAGCCTCCACCGGACCCGCCTGCTGGACCACCTAGTTCTCCAGCAGCGCCTCCGAAAGGTCCGCCACCAGCAACCGAAAAGCCTTGCCCGCCGTTGCCCCCCGTGGTGTTAAATGAAAATATCATTTTGCCGGTGTCGGTAGTAAACGTCCCACCCGCGCCACCGCCGCCGCCACCGCCCGAACGAGTGCCAGGGGCTCCACCAGCGCCGCCGGGGCCACCGATCAGCGACCCGTTGTTAAAGATCGTGGTGGGAACTGAGACAACTAGTGCGGTGCCCCCAGTGCCACCCTGCGCACCGTTGCCAGTAGGGCCACCACCTGAGCCAGGGTTACCCGGAGCCTGGAACCGCCCTGCACCGCCAGCACCCGCAGCGCCATGCGTGCCAGTTGTTCCTGTGCCTCCGACAGTGCTGCTGTTCACAGTGCCGTTGTTGATGAATGTGACACCACCGGGGAAAGACCCGTTGATCGTCAGGCCCGCGTTGCCGGTGGCGGTTCCGGTGTTGGTGGCTTGCACAGGCGCAGACTGATCCCAGCCAGCGGCGACCGCGAGCGTGCGCAAGTTCAGGCTGGAGCCGCCTGCGAAAGAGAAGCTAAACACTCCAGCCGCACCGCCCGCGAGGACGTTGTGGATCGCGGCCATCAGCTCAGCCCACCGCCGGAAATTACCGCTTCGGTGGCGCTGTTGAACACCACAGTCGCGAGGCCCCGGAGCGCAAGCGTGCG